AAAACCTCATTAGCCGTTGGAATTGCAGACGACGATTTAAGACCAGCATTTCAGAGATTAAGCGTTGCAACTGGGGATGTCACAAAATCACAGGAATTACTAAACCTTGCAATTGATATTTCAAAAGGAACTGGCAAGGATCTGGGTCAGGTAACTGAGGCTCTATCTAAAGCCTACGCTGGTCAAGATACACAATTGGCAAAACTTGGCATTGGTATTACAGCTGCTCAAGCCAAAACAATGGATTTCAAATCTGAAACTTCATTACTTTCCGACCTATGGGGCGGCGCTGCAAGCCGTAATGCTGAGACTTTTCAAGGTCGAGTTGATCGCTTAAAAGTAGGATTTAATGAAGCAAAAGAAGCTGTTGGTTATGCGCTATTGCCAATCATCGAAAAACTTATTGGATATATTTTTCAATATGGCGTTCCAGTTGTAGAAAAACTGAAAGCTGCATTTGACATAATTCGAGATGCAATTGAACGCAACCGAGATAAGTTTGAGGAATTTTTCCTTTTAATGAAAGACAAAGTTTTTCCAATTGTTCAAACAGTATTTGGATTTTTGCTTGATGTCGGTGCTAAAGCGGCAGCGGCAATAATTGATGCTTTTGGTTCTATTGTTGGCGCGATAACTCCAGTCTTAAACTTTATTATTTCTGCAATCAATAAAGTAATTGATGGAATCAACTTAGTTAAATCCGGAGCAGATATTCAAAAAATTGGTGGTGTTGGATCAAGTGGTGGAATATCTGGTGGATATCAAACTGGAGCAAATGTTTCAGGTGGAGCAGGTGGAGGATTTACTGGCGGAGGATTTACTGGAGGACTTGGCGGCATTGGCGGTGGCGTTGGAGGATCTACTGGAGCAACTAAAGGAATTACTGGAATTGCTGGAGCAACAAGCCTTCCAAATCTAGTTGATCGTTTAACTTCAATTCAAGATAAATTTACTGAATTAACATTCCAAGTTGCAAGCGGTGGAATTGGCGCTAAAGCAGCACAGGCTCAATTTGATAAATTAACAGCTGAATTTGCCGTATTGGAAAGACAGGGCAATACTTTAGTTTCTCAACAATTGGGAACTTCATCAGTATCAGCTGGTGGAACTACAATTAACTTAACAGTAAATGGCGCAATAGATAGCGAAGGCACAGCTAGAACAATTATCGATGCATTAAGCAATTCAGCTGATCGCGGTGGGATTTACGCCTCTACTTATTCACAAAGATGACAGTTTTTAGCCCAGTTTGGAAATTGACTGTAAATGGCACAAATTACACAAATGTAACTATTGCAAATTTAAGCCACGGATCAGGTCGCACCAATATCTATACCCAACCTGCCGCTTCGTATATTCAGGCACAAATAATTGCATTAAATGGTCAAACATATAATTTTGCAATAAATGATGGATTAACTTTACAAATAAAAAATAGTTCAGGAACTTATGTAAGTTTATTTGGTGGCAATGTAACCGATATTACAACTGAGGTTGGTGCTACTGGATCAGCTGGAACAGAGATTAGATATACGATAGTTGCTCTTGGATCTTTAGCTAAACTCACAAAACAAATTTACAATTCGACACTTTCTCAAGATGAGGATGGCAATCAAATTAATATTTTGCTTTCAAGTGTGTTATCTGGCAAATGGACTGATATTCCGGCTGCTTCAACTTGGTCAGGATATTCTGTAACTGAAACTTGGGCTAATGCGTTAAATTTAGGATTAGGCGAAATTGATACTCCGGGAATTTACACAATGGAAAATCGTGCCGCATCACCTGATACGGTATATAATATTGCCGGACTTATTGCTAATTCAGCATTTGGATATTTATATGAGGATAATCAAGGAAATATTGGTTACGCTGATGCAGATCATCGTCAGACCTATTTGCTTGCCAATGGTTATATAGATTTAACAGCCAATAATGCTTTAGGATCTGGACTTCGAGCCACAACTAGATCGGGTGATATTCGAAACGATGTTTATGTCAATTATGGCAACAATTATGGATCTCAAAAAATTGCAACTTCAGCCGCTTCAATTGCTCTTTATGGATACAAATCTGAAAGCCTAAACACAACGCTTCATGATGCGGCGGATGCTCAAGCTGTTGCAGATCGATATGTCAATCAAAGAGCGTATCCATATCCAGTATTTGACAGCATTACTTTTCCAATAACTAGCCCAGAATTAAGCAATGCAAGTCGGGATTCTTTGCTTGGTATATTTATGGGAATGCCAGTTAATATCCAAAATCTTCCAGTTCAAATATCAGGCGGGCAATTTGAGGGTTATGTTGAAGGCTGGCGTTGGAGCACGAGATATAAGGAACTATTTTTAACAATCAATGTTTCACCGGTCAGTTTCAGCCAATTTTCAATGCGATGGAATACCGTGCCTGTCGGTGAGAGTTGGAATACTATATCCGCTATACTTACTTGGGAAAATGCGACAATAGTCGCCTAAAGGAGCAGAATGGCAACAACTACCAACTATTCATGGACAACGCCCGATGATACTGGCTTGGTCAAGGATGGCGCATCAGCGATAAGAACGCTTGGAACTGCCATCGATACAACAACAAAAAATCTTAATCCATCAACAACTCTTGGTGATATTGAATATCGTTCATCATCAGCTAATACAAACACCAGATTACCAATTGGATCAACCGGAAATGTTTTAACTGTTTCAGGTGGCGTGCCAACATGGGCAGCACCGGCAGCAGCAGGTGGAATGACTTTAATATCTGAAACCGTATGTAGTGCATTATCAAGTTTATCCTTATCGTCCATTCCCGGAACTTACAAACAATTATTACTTGAATGGTCAGGAATTAAATTTAATAGCGCGGTCGAACAATTGGTATCAACAAGATTTAACAACGATAGTGGAAATAATTATGCAATCATGTATTTACGAAATGCTGATACAGCAACCAGCACAAATAGGGCGTTAGACGATAACTGTGCTGCTTATCTTTATTATTCAAATCAAGCAGCAACTAACCTTCAAGATATGGGCGCAGGTTGGTTATTGATTGATAATTATGCTTCAACTTCAAAATATAAAAAATTTCAATCAAATCAAGGGTTTTACACCGGTGGAGCAAATCAAACTTATGTTGTGAATGGAACATGGAAAAGCACTAGTGCAATTACTTCCCTTGATTTTTACAGAACATCAACCGCAACATTTTCAAATGACACTAACACTTCAATCAGATTGTATGGTATATCATAATGACTAAACTAATTGTAAATGTAGAAACTGGCGAGGAAAATGTCAGAGAATTAACTAAGGCTGAAAAAGATCAAGAAAAAATTGACGCAGCCAATTTTAAAGTTAAATTTGAAGCAGAAAAAGCCGAAGCCGAAGCAAAAGCAATTGCTAAAGCAGAATTACTAAATCGTCTTGGTTTAACTGCCGATGAACTCCAAACGATACTTGGCTAATGAAGGCTTGGTTATCTAAGGCTGCCGTTCAGTTTAGAGAACAAACTGATGACTGCTTCCCTGATCGCAAGCGTGCCAGCGATGGGTGGATTGGTGATGCTCGCCATTCAGCCAGAGTCAGTCAGCATAACCCGAATGAACAGGGTGAAGTATGCGCCATCGATATTGACGCTCGCCTTTCTGACCAAGAAGGAATTAGTTTCGATTTGGCAGATCAGATTCGACTCGCAGCAAAAAAAGATAAGCGTATTCTGTATGTAATCCATGCAGAAAAAATTGCTAGTGCTAAATCATTTTGGAAATTTGTCAAATATCGCGGCATAAATCCCCATCATAAACATATCCATATTTCATTTAAGCCAAATCAATCTGGTGAATTCTTTAATATCCCACTACTTGGAGGTAAATTATGAAAATAAGCAAAAAGCACAAAGCAGCAATTAAGTCATATTTAAGAGCTGTGGCTGCATCAGGTATTACCGTCGGGTTGGCAATTGCTGGCGATGTTAAGCCTGAATATTCTATCCTTCTTGGAGCGTTGGTTGCTCCTCTAATCAAAGCACTAGATCCTAAAGATACTGATCTAGGTGTCAATGCTGAATAATGACACCAACCGAATGGGCTGGCTTCGCCGCCGGCATTTGCGCCGTATTAGTCGCTTTCTTTACGGGTCTGCGTTATCTTATTAAAGGATGGCTTTGGACTTTAACTCCTAATTCTGGTTCGTCATTAGCTGATCGTTTGGCACGGATTGAAACACGCCAAGAGGAAATGCTAAGAATTATTACTAGTAGCAAGTAGCCTTTATTCATGGCGAACACACGAAAACCTATCAAACGCAAAAAGATCAATCGTCGCGTAGTTCGCCACACTCCTGAGCCGCTAAGTAAAATCGATCAACATTATATGGCTCTACACGAATGCTACAAAGCAGCCAGAAAAGCGGGATTCACGCCTGAACATGCTTTCTGGTTAATGACTGAACACAAAACTTTCCCTGATTGGATCGTAGGCGATGGTGGAATAATTCCTTCCATTGATCCAACTGACGATGAGGATGACGATTAAAACCAACCGCAGGTATTTAGTCACGCCAGATTTGCAGATTCCTCTGCATCACCCGTTAGCTGTCAAAAACCTTATAAAAATGAGCAAGCATGAAAAATTTGATTATGTATTAAATGTTGGTGATGAGCTTGATATGACTTCCCAATCTCGTTGGGTAAAAGGCACAAAAACTGAGTTTGCTGAAACTTTAGATCAAGAACGATCAATTGCTCAGGACATTCTTTATGATCTTGGCACAACCGACATAATTAGATCAAATCATACCGATAGATTATTTACGACCCTTTTAAAGGGTGCTCCATCATTGCTTGGATTGCCAGAATTGGTTTATGAAAAATTCATGGGTTACTCAGATTTAGGCATTCGATTCCATAAAAGAGCTTATGAGTTTGAGCGTGGATTTTACTTGGCTCATGGTGATGAAGGTGTCATGTCTAAGCATGCTGGTATAACTGCCCTAAATCTTGCCAAAAAGTGGGGAAATAGCGTGGTTTGTGGGCATACCCATAGGCAGGGTGCTGTAAGGCATCAAACTGGCTTAAACGGGCGTTATTCAACGATTTGGGGCATTGAGGCAGGACACCTTATGGATATGAAAAATAAGGCTAGTTACCTTAAATATGCCTCAGCCGACTGGAACATGGGATTTGTGGTGCTTAGTTTCGGCAAGAAGGGTATGAGCGTGGAAGTAGTCCCAGTCAATCATGACGGTTCATTCAGCTACAATAAACGCTCTTATGGGTCTTGAAACCGATTATCGGGATCGCACGATTGATGACCATATCGACGATTTTGAGGACATTAGCGTTATCTAATCGTTATCAAACACGCCGAAAGAAATTGACCCAGCGTCATTGATTTAGGTCATACTTTATGCATTCACAACCGTTGTGGATATGTAAGGGAGCGACATGACACTAAGAGAAGCTGGCTTTATGTGGTTTTACATAATGCTAGGAATTGGCACTATGGGTTGGATTATTTCCCATATC